TAAGTCACCGCTAATATACATGTCTGCACCTGGGTAATCACCCTTTCGTGTAGTTGCTAGTACATTAGTACGTTTGGGCAATGGACGTGGCATGTGCGGATCGTCCCAAGTAGTAGATCCCATTACAACAATATGTCCTGCTGTGTTCTCTTTGAACCATTTAAGATCTGTACTGTTGTTGGGCCAAGGCAATGTACCGTTTTTACTTACGCCGCCATAATCGTCACATGCTAAAATTGCTTTAATCATTAATAATCTCCTTCACCGGGCAATTCGCTCATAAGTCCACTATCGTACTTATTAGGCACACTTTCCCATTCAGCTGCATCTGCTAATGGCTCTTTTTGTTCTGTAATATTTGGCCATTTTTCACTGTATATTGTATTAATTTCAATCCACTTAGATCTATCCGGCTCGGGCAATTCTACATCAGCTACAATTGCATCCACCGGACATTCTGCTACACAAACTCCGCAGTCAATGCACTCGGTAGGACTAATAGCAAGAAAGTTTTCACCTTCATAAAAACAGTCAACTGGACAAACTGATACACAGTCCGTATGTTTACATTTAATACAGTTGTCGGTTACTAAGTATGTCATTATAGTCTCGCAAGTCGTATAAGCGTTGCCGCTAAGTTAATCTCAGGATCTGCAACAAGTGCATGATCCACTAGTCCTTGTTTAATAATTAGCACTGCACTATCCTGTTGCTCTTCATTTCCGAACAATTCAATGTTATCATACAACCAACGATAGATTTCGTCCATTTCTTCCGGAAATACTTGTCCGCAAATAAGTTTACGTGCTTCTGTAATCTTGCCTGCTTTAAACAAAGCAACCATTTCAAGTTTATAGTCTTTAGTAGAACTATCAGCAGTGACCCTAGTAAGTTTGTTTGCTTGTGTGTTCTGCTGTACTGTGTTAATAGTTTTACGCAGGTCCGGATAGTATGCTTTTACATAACTGTCAAGAGTATCTAAGTCAAACTCTACATTTTCTGTAATAAGAATCTCTGCTACTCTTGCTGTAAATTCTGTTTGGTCAATTTTAGCAAAGTGCATATGTTGACAGCGACTATGCAATGCTGGCATAATTTTATTAGGATAGTTACATGTTAGAATAAAGCGTACACTGTGACTATATTCTTCCATTAAGTTACGTAATGCCGGCTGCACACTTTGAATGTTCATATAGTCTGCTTCGTCAATAAGAACAACTTTATAATCGCCCCATGGCATAGTCTGACAGAATGTAATAAGTTTATCAACCCATTCAATCTTACGACCTTCCTTAGAACCGTTTGCAATCAACACGTCTGTGTCTTGTACTTCGAGCTGATTAATAAGAATCTTAGCAATAGTAGTTTTACCAATACCAGCACTACCACTGAGTAATAAGTGCGGAATAGTTCCTTCTTTAATCCATGCTTGGATTTGTTCTTTTTGCGAAGCATCTTTAAACACATATCCGTCAAGTGTACTAGGACGATATGCTTCTACCCATAGTTTTTTCATTTATTCTTGCGCTCCCGGCGTGCTTTAGCGTATGCGTTTTCAGTTCTAGTATTTACAGTTTCTTTTACTAGCTTACGTTTAGCACGAGCTGCTTCACTTTTACGTAGACGTTCTGCTTTTTCTTTTGTTTCGAATGGCAAATTATCATCAGTCATTTATCAGTGTACTCCAAGTTTTTAGTTTATTTCGTTTATAGTTAATTCTAACACGCAATTCGTCATCTGTCAAGACACCATGTTCTACCATTAGTTCAATCATACATAACACATCGCCTGCTTCTTCTAGCAGTTTCAAACGTTGTTCTTCTGTTGCTTCGTCGATTGTACTAAACTTACGCATCATCTTTGAACAGCGTTGTGTTAGTTCGCCACACTCTTCCATAGTAATGCACATCAACTGTTGTAGTGTGTTAATAGGACTAGTTTTCATATTCTTGACTATACCTCCATTGACAATATGCTTCCCAACCGTATTCATACATAGCATATGCTACAACAAATCCTATCCAAGGAATACTAAATGCTGTTGTCATCATAAAGTTTGCCATTAAAAATGCTGCGGGATAATCATACCAACGTATCATTCATCATCTTTCTTCTTTGGCTTTCGTCCGTAAAATCCGCCTTTAACTTCGAGATTTTCAGTACGTGCGCCCGGCTCGCATACTGTAATTTTGCCACCTTTGTCTAGAAAGTCTTGTATCTGTTTTTCAGTTAATCCAGTATCTTTAGGTTGTCTATCCATCATCGTGTAAGTCCTAGTTCGTTATATGCTATTTGTATAGCTTTTGATTGAAAGTATGCATCTGCTAATGCATTGTGTAAGTCGTTTTGTATTTGTTTACGAGGGTCTGCTTGGCAACAACCAAATAATGTTCGACTGTCTCGAATAGTCCAAAAGTTCCACGGAATAGGTTTGCCTGCTGTGCGATACATATCTTCTAAGATAGTATAATCAAAGCCGTAGCCTTGTCCCCAAAATGTATCTACACCTACTACCCATTTGTTAATACGTGCAAGTGCTTCGTCTACAGTGATAGCACCAGTTTGGTCAAAAGCCTCTTCCATAATCTTAGGATCTTGTTTACTCCACCATGCAATAGTATCGTCACTTGAAGTTCGATCTAATCGATCTTGATCGTCGATACAGATTTTAAAATACAATTCTGAATGTGGTTCGCTGTTGTCTAACGGATTAAATTTTACAGCACCTAAACTAAGTACAGTTGCCTGTGGGCGTGTATCGATAGTTTCTAAGTCGATTGTTGCGTGTGTAGCCAAAATAAAACTCCTAACAATTTATATACATTATAGCATATAAACTGCTAAGAGTCAAGTATTATTTTAAAGTGGCATCAGCTTATTTCTAGTAAATGTTTAACGGGCCCAGCTGCCTTCAAGCGACTATGCGCTTCTTTTTACGCCTACGCAGGAACTAGAATTTTTTTATTCCTGCTCTTTAAAATAAACTTGACTCCTTGTTAAGTTATAAACTACAATAGCATACAATCAACAAGGAGTCAAGTATTATTTTACGAACTGTGCAAGTTCCGGTGCTTTCCAGCCTTCTGGTTTAAGTACTTTGCCGTCTTCACGTTTGCGCACCTTACCTGTGTCTGCGTCAATCTTAGCAAAGTTTGTATCCATTACTTCTTTCCAGGCTGCTTCTCCGTCCCACCCTGCGGCACGTACTGCGCCCATAGTAACAACTAATATGTCGATGAGTGCGTCGAGCTGTTCAACTTTGTCATCTGCTGCTACAGCTTCTACAAGCTCACCTACTTCTTCGTCAATAAGACTTAGATACATTTTGTAGTTTGCTTCACTTGCTGGTTGGTCGCATGCTGTACCAAAGCGTTCAATATCTTCAAATGGATTCATTTTTTCCTCTTACATAAATGCTGATGGATCAATAGTAGCGTGTTCACCATCGGCATATTCTCCGCCGATTTGTATGCCACTTGGTTTTTCTGCTGAATATCCTAAAATACTTTCAGCTTCGATCATTCTAATTTCTAAATCGATGTTGTCGTCTGTTTCTAATGCGACACTTCTTGTCCAACGACCGTGTTCTACTAAAATCCAATCACCTATATTATATAGATCATTATTTTTTGGACCTTTGTCGTATACTTTAGCCCAGCGAGGATAAATGCCTCTTGTAGTGCCATCGTCATCTTTAATAATTAATCCGCTTGCAGTCTTTTGTTCACCAAAGTGCATGTCTGTTACAAGAACACGATTGCCTGCTGCTCGCGGCGTGCCTTTAATAGTATTAATATTCGTAGCCATTATTCACCTTTTTTTACAAAATCGCCGTCTTCATCTTCGATCCATTCATCAGCATCTACTGCTGCTTCCGGTTCGACCCAATCATCAGTTAAATCTTTTTTTGGTAAATTAGATTGTTTAACTGCTGGTTGATCTACTACACCTTTATGGTTGTCATAATATTCTTTTACTACATCTTCACGCTTACGCACAATTTTACCACCAGTGCCAAGCTCGTCGCCTCTAGCATTAACTTTTGCATTGCCTACTGCTGGAGTTAGCTCGTTTCTTTTACGAAGCATGTCCATGTCAACATTTTTACCTTGCATTGTTCTATATACTTTTTGGCCTTTTGATTTTTGTACCATATTAATCTCCTAATCAATTATATACTTACTTATCTCAGGAACTCTCTCCAGTCGAGGTCATATTGGATTGAGTTTATTTTGTGTATACCTATTAAGTATAGCACATATGATGCTACCGAGCTACCTCGACCTACGCCCCATACGATATTGTGTTCACGCATAAAGTCTACAAGATATATTATATACTGTAAAAGAGGAATCATTTTACGTGATTCAAATTCTCTATACTCTGCTGTAATCCTACTAATATTTTCGGGCCATTGATTTTTTTCTTCACATTTATTAACTAAGTATTTCCAAACATCAAGATTTTTATATTCATCCGGCATAAACCAATGTCCTTGACAGACATCGTCAAAGTCTTGCTTATCTACATTTAATGGCACATACCAATGTAAAGGATCTAATCCGATCTCTTCTAATGCATTATTAAATTTTTCTGTTTCAATTTCTTTTTGACAGAGAATCACATGTATTTTATCTGCATGTCCTGAATAGATCATACTAACTAAGTTTTTGTTTGTAAACCTCGGGATACCGAGTTCGTCTGTTTTTATAAGCATACACTTATTTTAACTTACATTGATTAAACTGTCAAGTCCTGATTCACCATTTTGTTCATTTTTTTGACGATTATATTCGATTGCTCTGCGAACATTTGCTTCTGATTTATACATTTCGAGTATAGTTGAAATTTGCATTTGAACTTCTGGATTACGAGTCATCCAGTATTTCCTGCCAAGTTCAGAAATTTTTTCTTCTACTTCGTTATCGGATAGTTTTGAAAAGTTATCTACTAGCGGATTGAACATGTTAAGATAAAATTGTAAAGTTGCCAATATACTCTAAGAAAACAGTAATTCCACCATCTACTGTCCAAGCATCAATAATCGTTGGACTTGTAGCACTCTCAACTACAAAATCGCCAGCAGTTAATGCTGTGTCCCAGTTAGATTGATTAACACGTATAGTCCCAGCACCTGCACTAAAATTAACAGTACGGTTATCGCCGGTATTACTTCTTATCGCAAGTCTCATTTTAGCATAAACACCCGAGTCTGGCCAGCCACTTAATGAAAGTGTTAATCCATTTGCTGCTAGTGTAACATCTTGATATGCTGCTGTTGACCATTCTATAATTGTATCATTGCTGCCTGTGATGTTTCCGGTGTTAAAGTGTTCTTGTGATACACCTTTAATAACTCCATTAGAAATTATATTTCCTTGTAGGTCATTATCTAAAATAGTATTAGTTAAAGCATCTTTTAATAATACTTTTGATTCTAAATCCTGTAATGCAGTTTTTGTAGATGACAAACTTGATTGTATTATTGCAAAGTTGTCTCGAAACCCTTGAGAATCGTTATCTTGTCCTGCTACCGGATATGTTTCATCAATTTGTTCTGGTATAATGTTGTCGCTATCTGCCATAGTGTTCTCCTACACTTATTTATCTGGGTTATACGTTAAATCTGTAATTTTGAAATACTACATATTTTTCTTGACTCGACTCGTCTGTACTGTCAATTATATATCTATCTATATCTAAATTAAATTTTTTAAAATCAAAATTATTTGCTTCAACTGCACTTTTTACAATTTCGCTAAAGCCCGGTTTACAATAGCACAATACAATAGCAGGAGTATACCCTAGCTCGTTTACACTTCCTGTTTGTGGGCTACGCATCCAAAGTGGAACAAAGTTTCTGTTTGTTATACCTACTTCGCGAATGTTGTCTCTCATATTATTAATATTACTAATGTATCGTACATTATCTTTATTCATCGATACGTCAATTGCAGTTGTATCAGCTTTAACTACATTTGTATATTCCGGACCATTGTCGTAAACTGGACTTAGTCCTTCTAATATCTTTAATAGATTGGACTCAGTTCTGCTATCAATTGTTATGCCTAGTGTCCAGGTCAAATTGTAAACACCGTCGTCTCTAGTTTCGATAAAAAAATCTTCGCCAAATACTACATCAGTCGGACCGTCCTTAGTATTAATAATAAATGAGGGACGTTCTGTATATTCATAAAACATATTTCTAGGAACTTTACTTTGTATATCAGCTGTGATATTTTTTGTAGTTTTAATATTAAATTGTTTTCTAGTTCTTCCAATATCAGTATCACTAGGATCAACTATTTCTAAGTACAATACCTCATATACAATGTCATTAGTGCCTTCTGTTTTTGCTTGTGCAGTTTTTAACTCGCCTACTCTATATTTTTTTCTTTTATGATTTTTAGCAGAGGCTGCAACAAATTCGCTAACTGTTCTATTTTCAATACCATAATATACTGGAACCTTAATATCACTTTGAATTCCAAAATTTGGATCTCCTGGTCTATAAATATAGTCAGGATTAAAAATTTCAGGATCTGAAATAAAGTTCCTAAATTCTTGTTTTATGTTTTGTTTTAAGAAAGGTTTTAAATATATATTACTATATTTTATAATTTCTGGATCTGTTACTTTAATAGTAAACTCTTTTTTAACAATACTATATTTGTACTGATCTTCTGCATTTACACTAAACGTATATGATCTGTCAATTGTAGTTTCGGCTCCATCGTAAGTTGTGTCGTCGCTATCAATTGTAGTTAATCCAACAGCAGAGAAACTAAATTCAATCCATAATGTATCATCAAATACAGATCTAGAATGTGTACTAGGTGTTGTATATAAGTTTCCTTCGTGTCTTACAACATCTCCAAAGTTATAACTCCTATTACTTTTCCAAAGTCCTTTATACACATTTTGGCCATATGCATTTACTTTGCCAACAATTTCTCCGTCGTATGTCAGTCTCAATCCTGGAGGCAATCTTCCCTCTGCCAAACTATAAAGTACTTTTGCTCTAGACACATTTGTCGAAGCTTCGACTCTAAGAACGCTAATAGAATTTGATGTAAGTGTGCCTAAATCAGATGGAGTAATCCATGTTGTTTCAGAATTAATTTCTCCTAGTATTTTAAGTTTAAAAGTTTTTAGTGTAAAAACATTTATGTCAGGTTCGTCTGGAGTATATCGAGTTGCTTTAATTGTAAAATTGAATTCTTTAGTAACTTCTGCTTGATAAGGAATTCTGCCTGCAATTTCGCCGTTTGATGTGTCTAGCTCTAAGCCTGGCGGTAAAGTACTAACAGTTTCAGGAGTTAAAACTTCCCACTCGTCAGCAGTAATAGGGTTTGGAACTATTCCACTGTAACTATCTGGACCACGCCCGCTATCAATAAATTTAGGCAAAATTCCTGATATTTCATATCTACCAGTTGTAATTATTTCACCGGTGGACTTTAACTTGTATGTTCCTAGATTAGTAGATTCTATTTCATAGTTTACAAATCCTACTGCACTATTTGTGTCGATAATATCTAATTTAAGAGTTACATAATTGTTAGCACGTTTAATGCCTAAGTCGCCGGGTGTTATCCAAATTGGAGTACGTAAGTTTGTATTATCAGCAGTAAATGTTCCCGTGCCAACTTGCAGCAACGTATTATCAACTCGAAAAAAGTCATCTCCAACAACAAAGATTTTAAAAGTTCGTCTTGCAATGAGATCACCGTCACTTACATTGACTGTAAACTGATAGTTTCTATTTAATTTTTTAGGAGGACGTTCTTTATAACTAAAATCCCAGACAGTTGTATCGTAAAAGAAACTATCAAAGCCGTTTGAACTTCGAATACCAAAGTCGTATCCGCCCGATTGTAGATCGTATGGACTTGTATCGTAAAAGCCGCTAGAGTATATTTCACCTCTTTCAATAGCCAATAACGGATCTACTATGCCAATAATTCTGCCGTCACTAGTAAGTTCTGTACCTGGAGGCAGTTCACCATCCCCGTCCTTTATAAAAAATTCTAAAGTTTGGCCAGCTGCAATATCGTCATCTGTTGCAATTATCTGGAAGTCAATTGGACTACTATCAAGTATATAGAAAGTGTCATTATTGCCAACTGCTAACTTTCCAGCAGGCGTACTCCATTCCGGTTCATCTGCACCAGTCACTGTTATTTTAAACGTTCTGTCTTCTATAGTTGAGTTGTTGGAAGCTCTAAATACAAATCTAAAATCTGTTACTCTTGCAACCTCTCTAGGAGTTCCTACTATTGAAGTTCCAGATATACGCATACCCGGGGGCAACTTTCCACCTATTAAACTAATTGTAGATTCGTCTTGAACTGGTAACTCTATAGTCGAAGTAACATTTTCAACTAAAGTTGCGAGTACTGTGTTCGACGCTTGATTCCATAAAAATGCCATAGTTATTCCTTCTATAACATATTTATCGGATTATCACGATAGGAAGCCTAAGTCAATTGTTAAGTCTGTGCGCTCTGGATCAATAGGTCCTAAGTCAACATCTACATTACTTAAAATAAACTCTAATGCGTTGTTATATGTATTACGCACAGTACCAAAATCAAATCCAGACAAGTACGGGCCAAATTCTCGAACATCAAAACCGTAAACTAAGCCTTCTAACGATCCGTTAAAAGTATTAGCACTTGCTGTTCCGATATTAACAATATCATTACTGTTAGCATTTAAATTTGCCGATAACACTGGCGCTGTATCTCTAGAAACAATATTTACATTATCGAGATCGATATTTAACGTTTGACCATTAGTAGCAGTAGTAATTCCGTTACCTCCGATAACATTCATACTTTGCCCTGATGCCACAGTTAATGTGCCATTATCACTTATAATTAATAACTCGTCTAATGCATCGTTGACATCTATCGTAATTCTTGTAGAGTTTTCATTTATAGTTACGTTTGTACCTGCAATAAATCTTTTAAATTCTGCAACACCGTCGTTAGTACCTGCATAAACGCTAGCACCAATTTCTCCTATATTTGAAATTTGCGTTTGTTCAATTGCACGTAGATCTAAATCTTCAAAGTTATCGTTAATTTTAATAAACGCTTCGCGGAGAGCATCGCCTGTTCCGTCGTTTGCTATTGTTCCGGTATTAATATATTCTATTGTCATTTGTGTCTCCGTTATAATGCCGCAATTGCCGCTTGGAATGCAGCATAGTCAGCTGCTCCAGCAACTAATGTTTTTAAGTTTGTAATACTTATATGATCTTGTACAACAACATTACCTGATGTTGATGTCAGTGTTAAATTGTCTGTTGCTGTAATAGCAACAGTGCTTGTTGCACTTAATGATATGGTAGTGGCATTTGGTACATTAAATATTCCGTTTGGTAGTAATTGTATACCGCCATTTGATGTTACTGTGAG